GTTGCGGTTTCATAGAAACCGTCATCCTGTGACATATCACCACTCTTCGCATATCTCGCTACTTGGTTTACAGTCCAATTATCTATATTCGCAGAATATATCGCACCAGAACCAGGTGTCTTTGCTGATACTGTAGTTTTAGGTTGAGTGTATCCAGCACCCTTCTCAATCATTTCGATTGATACTATTTGTCCACCAGATACAACTGCTTTTGCTTTTGCACCTATACCGTCTCCTGTTATGGTGATGTCTGGTGTACTGAAAAAGTCATTACCACCATACTTGATGATGATTTGGTCTACACGACCATTTACAATGAATGGTTGTAGGAAGGCATTTTTACCTTCTTGTGTATCAATACTAGGTTTGAAGTTGTCATTTATAACCGTAGAACCGTACTCAGAACCAATTCTAGAGACATGAACTGCGTCAATACTTCCCCTAATGACGGGTGTAGCGGTTGCATTGGAAGTTGTGATTCCTTGTCTTCCTTCAATTCTAACGTTAATAGGAGGATCCTGAAAAATTTGTTCTCCGCTACCTGTAGATGTAAGATTGACATAATCTAATAAACTCGTTGAAATAGATACTCTAAATGAGTTATCTGTTAGTTTAATTATAAAGTATTCTTTCTCATTTGTCAGTCCACCAATAGCACCTACACCTTGTGAATATTTCACAATCTCACCAGATTCAAAACCATGATTATCGATATTGATTGTATCTGTGTATGTGTTGATACCTGAGATTGTAGAAACCAATCTATTATGAAATACACCATTATTCTCAACAAGAATTTTATCTACCTTTCTTCTAGGAATTACGGTTGAGAATTCGTGTGTACCAGCACCACTTCCTGAGATAGGAATTACACCTGTACCTGCTAAAGCATCAGTGTTGTTATCTGCTAAGTGTATCTCATGATCATTGATAAAGTTTACAAAATATGATGCATTATCAATCAGTTTGCCTGGTGTAGTCCCTATGCCAATAGCATCTGTGTTATTTGTATTGTATATGATCTCTTCACCAGGTTTCAATCCATGAGGAGTCTTGAATGAGAATTTGTTTAGGGAAGTATCAACAACACCACCAGTTGTAGTTGAATCAAATTCAACCACCTGTGGTGTAAGTTTCATTTTTGGTTTCAGTACAGCAGAATTATTATTACCACCAAAGATAGTAACATTGGGGTCTTCTTGATAATCAACACCTGGTGTATCTACAAGGACATCTGTGATGCTTCCTGATACTTGTGATACAACTGATGCACCCACACCACTGTGACCTGTCTGAGACACAGAGAGTCTTGGTCTGTTGATTACGTCATATCCAAAACCTGTATTGAGAACATCAACTGTTCTAAGAGAACCGTAATAAACTTTATCTGTGGACTTATAGGAGTATATCTCTACACCATTGGCAAATAAACCTATACCACCTTGCTCCGTTTTCTCTTTTTCTGTGCTGTACTCAGGCACAGGGAACTTACGTAGTAATCTTTGACCAGCTATGGATGTATTGTAAACCAACTGAGGGGTCAAGAAATGCGTTGTGATTCCTGATAGATCAGATCCTACCACAGAGGTAATATACTGCCCTCTACGTACGTTCTCAGGGGTGTATGCGAGTGCTAATGTGTTCTGGTCAATCTTCTTGACATAGTATGGTTGATTCTCAAGGAGATTTGTAAGTTTTACTGAATCGGATGTGTAATAAACCAATTCACCATCATTGTAGTTGTGGTCAGTTACTGTGAATTGACTTGTATCAGTTGTAATACCTGCTGTAGAAAAAGTTCTTATTCTTTTTTGAGGGTTTATTTGCCAGTGTGGTAAACTGTTTGATGCGACATAAACTTCCTGTCCTTTTGAATATGAATTTTGAACATCTACTGCTATACCATCCTTTGTTTTGAGTTGTCTTCTGATAAAGTATGAACCATCAACATCAATATTTGGAGCATTGACTCTTATAGTATTTGATAGAGGTGTACCTGTGATACTACCTTGAATAATATTACCATCAATGTCTATTATATCAATTGTGTCGCCTGTATATAAAGCATGATTATCCAATAACAAAATACTGTAGTTATTAGGTGATATTTGAGTTATAGTGTTGATTTCATATCTTGCAGAAGTATTTCCGATCCATGTTGTAAATCTTTTTTCACTATTCTCAATACCTAAAGTGCTTACATTGATAGAACTGCCTGTTTGTTGAGTTTTTGCAGATCCATTGAATTTATTAATAACACCAAGAATTTTTAGACTTACCTCTGAATTGATGTCACCATCTTCATAAGACACTGCTACACCACCTTGTGTAATGGTTGAACCAATACTGATTTCAGAAGAGTGTGTACTTACTCCTACAAATTGTGTATAGTTCTTTGAGGTATATGGTAAAACTATTTCACCAATTGTCAAATCACCAGCACTGTCAAAACTAACTGTGCTATCAACGTCAATAATCGTTGTATTGATACCTACAGTTTTTGTAATAAAAGTTTTTGCTGTCTGTTGAAATTCACCAATTTGCGTTCCTTTTGATATACCTATCTGAAAATAATTTTTACCACCCACAAATGATTTTTCTACACGGTAGATAGAACCACTTGCACCGCCTTGTGTAAGTGTTTGACCTTCAATCTTGAGTGGATTACCGCTTACCACCTCGCATAACACAACATCTGCGACAACATAATCCGCATCAGATGGACGAATCATCTGTTTTGCGGGTTGAATCATCTCAACCGTTTCGTTATATAACGCACCAAATAATATTTTGAACGCTTCTTCTGTACCTTTTGACTTATAGAAATCTGTAGATTGTCTTATAAAATTAGGTTGATTGACTTGACTGTTTAGTTTTCTTTCTGAAAAACCAGGTAATACCTGCTTTTTCAATTTCTTCAAGAACTGAGAAAGAAATACATTACTTAGATTATTGACACGACTATCCTCTGCATGAGTTGATATACCACTACTTGTAAATGTAAGACTTTCTGGTTGGTTTGTTTTACTATTATTTTCTATCCCACTAAAACCCCTGACACACCCAAAGAATGCTGTAGATCCAATTCCAGTGTATGTGATTATCTCATTATCTATCTTCAATAAACCATATGACTCTGGCCAACCCTTTGTTGAGTCTACATATATGGTTTGACTTATATTATTGACTGCTGATGTCAGAGATGTAAAACCAGTTAGAGTTTCATTATTCAGAAAGTCAAGACTTTTATACTCAATAATATTATCGGCAATGTCAACCGTTCCCCCTTGATATTCTTGAGAAATATAGTATTGCTCTAAGAAGTTTTCAAAGTTTGGATTTTCTAATTGAATAGATGAAGGAATTTGACTCCTTACTACCTCATGGATTTTGACTTTAGTTATTGATGTGTTTATCATTAATACCCTGAACCAGAGCTACTAGATGGTGTTGATGACGAAGTTGATGATGGCGAAGTATATGTTGAAGTTGAAGTTGATGAATCGGATAGAATATTTGGTGTGGATGTAATGAGTTTACTTGAATCTGAATGACTCGCTCCTGTCATTTTCACTCCATTATTCATAGTATGGAAAGGTCCGAAATATGGTTGTCCATCCACGTAACCTACCAACTGTGTTGATCCTGTGGTGCTTGATATGATAGCACCCCTTACTTTAGATCCATTTGAGTAACTAGACTGTACATCAAATCTTGTACCTGATGTATTTGCTCCTGAAGCAATAGTATCTTGCCTCATGTAGAAGTTACTCATACCTACATCAAACTGCAAATACAGTTCCTTTCTCGCCAATACATCATTTGACTCAGGAGTTGCTTGTACCTCAACAATATTATTGGGTTGTACAGTTGATGTTATATTCACAGTATCTATAATGATTTCTCCCTTCTTATAATCAATCGTACCAAAGGATTTAGAGAGAATTTTGATATCAGCATCTGATACAATTTGGAAAAGTATTAGGTTACCTTTATTGGTATCTGCTATCTTTTCATCACTGAAGTATACTGTCCCAACCGTTCCTGAAATCGAGAAACCTGTTGATTTGATATTATAAGAAGGATTAGGAGCATAAAACGTATTATCGTAACATAACTCGTATTGTGCGAATTGATTGATCTTTGCATTGAGATTTCTTCTTATTCTGACTGTTGTGATATTAGATGTTATAGATGTATTTACGCTGTCAATTAGAGATAGCATTTTACTGTATTTGAATCTACCACCAAACTTATTCAATTCTGTACCACCTGCAAATGATGTAATTGCACTTATAACTTCTGACTTGAGATTATCAGGATCACCAATAAAGTTAGCATTGTAGTAAATTGTACTATCAACCTCAACATACATGAATTTGAGATCTATGAACTCAGGAACAATCCCTGCTACAGAATAACTCTTCAAAGATGATAGAATCTCCTTCTTAGTAAAGTCTGATAAGAAATTACCATTTCTAGGTTTTGCTGCAATGAATACTCTTCCATACTGAGGAGGATCTAGATCTTCTCCACCATATGCACTGACTGATTCGATGTTAGAATATACAGTTGGGAGTATTGCTTCGTAATCAGATGCTGTAACTGCCCTGTGCTGCGATGCATAGCGTCTAGGAGCGTAGTATTTCACACTCTGCAGTGATTCTATCTCATCACCATTATCAGACGGTTGGTTGACCGTTAGAATGGGTGTGTAGTTCTGTAATGTTGCACCCTCTTGATCTATGAGTCTACCAGAGAATGAAAAGTCCCTAACACCGTTACCTGAAGAACCATTAGTGCGGATATAGGATATCTCGACCACATTTCCACTATCCAGTTTCTTTCCAAAAATATTGTCACCAAATAATAACTCATATTTTTCATCTGATGTCTCTTGTAGTAGATAAATGTTTGATGTTGATGTAATACCTAAAATATTGTCAACTAATTTGAATTCAGTTTCTGTGGTTGATGAAATATTATCTCTAACCTTGACTCTGATTGTTGATGTGTCTATACCTTCATTAGGTAGAACATATCTTTGGTTTTTTTGACTACTATCAACAACAAAATTAGTTTCTAAGTATTGACCCTGATATATCTCTAAAGTTCCGACTGCTTCTCCATTCTCTGCGGTGCCTGTGACTTGCTCTGGTATTGAAAAAATATAACTTGTATTCGATACCCTACCATTTGATATAATACCTGGTTGAAATTTTATCTGAGATACTGTGGTGCTCAAATCTGAAATATTATAATCTACCTTTGCTTTTGCTGCTCTTTTTGATCTAGGAACATATCCAATATTTCTCGCTAATGATACTACATTCTCTCTTATAGTTGCACTGTCAATGAACGTTTCGTTCACTGCCATATTTGTATTGAACGCTGTAATATATGTGTTATACGCTAAAAGGTTTATAAGAACCGATAAGTTAGAACCCTCAAAATCAAAATCAGTAAAATTACTGTTTGATCTAAGGTAATCCTTGATCGAAGTTTTTATATCCTCGTAGTTGAGGTTGGTGTATTGTTGCAGTGCCATTATAACCTAGTTGGTTCTAAAATGAAGTTTAGCGATTGTGTAGGAGCAGAAAGACCCACAATGTCATAATTTATAGTGATATCAATAGCGTTTTGATCAGGAAAAGAATTTACCTTTACTCTCTGAAGTAAAACTCTTGGTTCATAGTTGGTGATAACAGTTTCGATCTCATTTTTTATGGGGTCGATATAATCATCATTTGCTAATTCAAAAAGTGCTTGTTCTACTCTAGTTCCCACCAAGTCATTGAAGAATACTTCGCCTATTTGTATCCTTACTAAATTCTGAACAGACCTCTTGATTGCATCCTCATTTTTTAGAGGAAGCATATCATTGGTTATTGGATGACGCTTGAAAGAAAGCGAAATATCTTTGAAACCTTGAGATGTTCTTTGAACTGGCACTATTTTACTACGATCTCGTGTATTTATCTATTTAGAGGCAATAAAAAAGGGAGTCTTACGACTCCCAGTATGAAAAAGACTAATAAACTCTCCGTCGCCAGGTTTCTGTCGGATTTTACTCGTCTTCAGTATCATCGCCCAAATACTCAACTCGTACATCATCAGGATGGGGTGTGCCCACAGAATAAAAGTCATCTGCAAAATTTTGCGTGATGTCCATCATTCTTTCTTCTGTAATAGAAGAGTGAACCTTTTCTTCCCCAACGTATATATCGTACTTTGCTGCCATTGTTACGTCTGTTACATTATTTGTAACCATTTATAAAATTCTAGTTTTCTCATGACCAACTCTACACTTAGGATCTATCCATATTTCATAACCTGCTTTGATTGCATCTAAACAAAAAGAAACGTCTTCACCACACATGTCTTGGACTTCTCCTGACTCAAATACTTG